AACTGCAGAGTTGCGTAGAGATGTATTAATATATGCTAAAAAAGAACCTAGGTCATTTTTAGAAATACTTAATGACCCTTTACTTAAATTACAATCAAATGTGCAATTATTTTTTGCTCATAATTTATTGCAATTTAGAAATGGTCAAAGAGAAGTATGGTTTAATACAAAGAGCAATAAGAAGAAAATGATGGGTATACCATTTGGTGAAGACCCATATGAAACAGTTGCTTTATTTTTAAAGTCAGATGATGGTCTTGAGGTTTTAAAGTTCTTAGAAATAAGTCTAAAATAATTGCTATATTTGCATTGTTATTAACAACTAAAACATTTTAAAATGAACAGAAAATTCTTACAATTTACTATTGGAGCAGCTAATTCTTTAGTAAAAACATTATTCTCAGCTAACGCTGATTATTTTATCACATTTGCTAGTACTAGCACGTTGACGCTTCACGCTTATGCAGCACATGCAGGGTCTGATTTAATTACAATTACGTTTACTACTGCTGATGCTACTTATGCGTCTCATCAGGCTGTTATTGATGCATTAGCTTCTGCTAATAGTGGAGCATCTAATCCTATTGCGATTATTGTTCCTGCATTACCAATGGTTGGAGCTACGCAACAATTAATTACAGGCATAACATTTAATTAATACTAATTAATTTAAAAACTAAGAGGCACTTTAATAGAGTGCCTTTTTTTTTATTATCTTTGTAGTATGATAAACTCTGTAAGGAATACGGTAATTGCTATTTTAAATAAAAATAACTACGGATATATTTCTCCATCTGATTTTAATTTGTATGCTCAACAAGCACAATTAGAATTATTTATGTCTTATTTCCCTAATTATAATACTGTTATAAATAAGGAAAATGCTAGAGCATCAGGAACAGATTATGCTGATTTTGGAAAGTCATATGCAGAACAATTAGAAGAATTTATAGTAACAAATTCATTAACAAATACATCTGTAACAAGTACATTATCAAATGTTTACTATTTACCATCTGTAACTACAACAGGAGATGAAGACTATTTTATAAATAAAGTATTATGTTATTCAAAAATACTTGCAAGTGGCGTAAATACATCTGTTGTAGCATTTCAATTAGTTGATACAACTGCTAATTTTACATTAGCGGGAGTATCTGTTGGAGATATTATTGTAAACACATCTGTTTCACCAACAACTACTGCAACAATTACTGCAGTAACAGCTACAATATTAACATTATCTGTAGATATTTTCTTGGTGACTCCAAATAATTATACAATAATGGATGTGTCAGTTCAGAATGAAGCTGAAAAAGTTACAGCAGGTAAAATAACTTTACTTGGGATGTCACCTCTTACAGCTCCAACAATTCAATATCCTGCATACACACAAACAAGTGATACAATAGTTGTTTATCCTTCTAATATAAATTTACCATTACAAATTCAAGCTACTTACTTTAGATATCCAAAAAATCCAAAGTGGACTTATATTTCATTAGCAAATGGTGAGCCTGTATTTGACCAATCACAGCCTGATTATCAAGACTTTGAAGTAGGAATGCAAAATGAAACTTCATTAGTTGTTAAGATACTTCAATATTGTGGTATATCAATTAGAGAAACATTAGTTGCTCAATTTGGAAAGCAAGAAGAGATGGAAAACAATGCACAAATACCATAATATATAAAACATGGCATATATATCACAGTATGAATATTATGAGAATAATGGAAACAATCCCGATGACTTAAATTGGGGTTCATATCAATATGTTAGTTTAGCTGATATTGTAACAAATTTTCTTTTAATGTACTCAGGAAATCATTCTTTAGTAAACAATGAAGAAAGGTTTAAAATTTTATTTCACGCAAAACGTGCAGTTCAAGAATTAAACTATGATGCCTTTAAAGAAATAAAAATATTAGAATTAAATGTTCCAAATACATTAAGATATATATTACCTTCTGACTATGTTAATTGGGTAAGAATATCTATATACCAAAATGGTTTATTAAGACCATTAAGTGAAAACATTCAAACTCTTTCATCAAAAGCATATCTTCAAGATAATCTTTCAAATATATTGTTTGACCAAGATGGCAATGCTCTTTCTCCTCAGTATTCTAATATAGATTTTGATAGGATTAAAGGACAAAAAAAATCAATATACTTAAATGCAGGAAACCAATTTAATGGTCAAATGGGTTGGAATGTTGATGGGCAGTGGTATTTTGATTATGCTATTGGAGCAAGGTTTGGTTTAAATACAGAAACGGCAAATGCTAATCCTACATTTTCAATAGATAAAAAATCAGGTGTTATTAATTTTGATTCAGGAATGTCTGAGCAATTATGTATTTTAGAATATGTATCAGATGGCATGGAGGGAGGAGATAATTCTTTAATAACAGTAAATAAATTATTTGAAGCTTATGTTTATGCATATGTAAAATATGAAATTTTAAATGCAAAATTTGGAGTTCAAGAATATATTATTCAAAGAGCTAAAAAGGATAAGCAAGCGTTATTAAGAAATGCAAAAATAAGAATAAGTAATATTCATCCGGGAAGACTTTTAATGAATTTAAGAGGATTAGATAAAATATTAAAATAGTATGCCAAAGTTTACTAGAAACTTTACTGCAGGTAGGATGAATAAAGTTCTCGATGAGAGAATTATTCCTAATGGTGAGTATATTGATGCGATGAATGTCAGAATGGGTTCGACAGAAAATGCTGAAATTGGGGTTATTGAAAATACAAAAGGAAATCTTTCACTTACAACTTTAAAGTTTAACAATACATTATTAAGTGTAGATGCTAGATGTATTGGTGCATATGAAGATGGTTCACTAGAAACAATTTATTGGTTTGTTCACGATCCAAGTTTTTCATTGGGTAACACAGGTAAACTTGACTTAATTGTTTCCTATAATACAAATACATTTTTATTAATATATCACGTTATTACCATAGATAATGGTGTCAATGGTGGTGGTGTAAATACAACATTAAATTTTAACCCTCAGTATTTAATTACAGGAGTAAATAAAATAGAAGACTTATTATTTTTTACAGATAACTATAATGCTCCAAGGTCAATAAATGTAAATAGAAATTATGCTATTCCTTCAGGTGCACCGCTTATTGATGCCGGCAGTCCTGCTGCAGCATTGTTACTTGAAGAGTCATTACTTGTAATTAAAAGACCACCTTTAGAATCTCCAACTGTACAGTTAGTAAATACTCAAGGAGAACAAAACTTTTTAGAAGAAAGGTTTATATCATTTGCTTATAGATATTTATATGCGGATGGCGAATACTCAGCTACATCTCAATGGTCTGACATTGCTTTTTCACCAAATGGGTTTGAATTAACTGTTGAAGCATATTTGAATGAGGGAATGATAAATGCATTTAATGCTTGTCAAGTTACTTATTATACAGGAAACTCTCTTGTTTTGGGTATAGACTTATTATTTAAGCAGTCGGAAAGCAATATAATAAAAGTAATTGTAAAACAAAATAAACAAGATTTAGGAATTGCAAACAATATATATACAAATATAGTATTTGACAATAGCAAAATCTTTACTGTTTTACCTGAAGCTGAGTTATTAAGATTATATGATAATGTTCCAAGATTTGCTAAAGCTCAAACGTTTATGGGAAATAGGTTGATGTATGGAAATTACATTGAGGGATATGATTTAGTGTCACTTAATAATCAACCACTACAACTTACCTATGTAGCAAATTTAATACAAGAGGAAATAGGTACAGAAACTTTAACTTCAACTGTTGAAACTTCTGTTTATGATATAGATATAACATCTCCAAATTATAGTGTTCCTAATTCTATTTTAAGAATAGATTTTGCTTCTTTAGCTTTGCCAACTTATGAATCAAATTTAATAATTGGCGCTACAATACAAGTTCAATTAGAATTTACAAACGATAGTTATACAGGAGGAACTCAGCCTACAACAACAACAGGAAATACAAGTATTTCATCAACATTTACTCTTGCTGCAAATTATTCAAGTCCATATGCTTTATCTCAAAGTACTGAATTTGAAGAATGGGTAGGAACACTTGTAAATATACTTCCTGTTTATGACCCAAATCCTCTAACTCCTACATCTTGTGATGGAATTACACTTACAGATATTTTTAATTGTAATATACCTACAAATCAAGCTAGTGGATGGGAAAAAAGAGCTTCAGGAATTACTGCTATAGATGAACCAATAAAAATAATAGCAGTAAATACAAACGCTTATATTGACTTGCAATTAGTTGCAATGCAATATGAAAATATAAATTTTCCCGGAACTTATGCATATGAATATTATAGTATAGTAAATCGTCTTGTCACATTTAATAAACTTGGAAATGCAAGAAGTTTACATAGCAATAGGGGATATGAGATAGGAATTGTTTATATGGATGATTTTTTACGTTCATCAACAGCTCTTGTAAGCCCTTTAAATTCGGTTTACACTCCTTGCTCATCATCACAAAATAAAAACTCAATAGAGGTGACTATACCTGTATCACAGGTAGCTCCATATTGGGCAACAAGATATAAATTTGTAATAAAACCTGACCAAGAAGGATATCAAACAGTATATTCAACTCTTGTAGTTCAAGATGTAGACAGTTTATTTTGGTTTTTACTTGAGGGTGAGAATATGCAAAAAGTTGAGGTTGGCGATAGACTTATTGTAAAAAAAGATTCAGGTGGACCAACTGAACAGTGCTTATATACAACTGTTTTAGAAAAAATAGCAAAACAAGCAACAGGTAATTTTACTGTTGAAGGAGTATATATGCGTTTGGAAGCAGGTAATTTTGACTCGCAAGTTAGTCCTATTCCAATTTATACTGATTCCTCTTTTGGTCAAAATGTTACAAAAGTGCGATGGTCAGAACCTCTTGTTCCTCCTGCAGTAATAAATACGGACCTTAATGTTCCTATTGGTTCAGTAATAGGAATTATGTTATATACTTATATTGCAGCAGATTTTTGGCAAGGATGTACAAAAAGAGAGGCTAATGGAGCTCAAAGTTATGCTTATTTTACTGCTACTCAATCTTATGCTAGTTTAGAAGCTTGGTTTACAACAAATCAAACAGCTATTATGGCACAATTAACTTCATTAACATCAGGCGGTCAAGTAGCATTAACATTTAATGGCTTTTATACTGTAGATGAAACTACTATGCTTGGTATTGTACAAAGTGGAATAGATAGAGATGTTATGAAGTTATATATAAATCGTGCCCCTGTTACTAATTTATTAAGATTTTGGATGTCAGGGACAGAACATTGTAGTGGAGATGATGATAGACCTGTTACAAGACTAGGCTTTTCATTACAAAGAACTACAATAGAACCTGACTTTATATTTGAAACACTTCCAATAGATGCTTTACCCGATGTGTTTTTTGAAAACAATTTGTCATTTAGTATCAATACAATAGGGGAGCATAGTGGAAATGTGCAGAACCAAGACTTTCTTTTAAATCAACCTGCAATTATAGACACGGGTTTCTTTAATTGTTTTTCTTTTGGCAATGGAGTTGAAAGTTATAAGGTTAGAGATT